ATTTATGTATCAAGCATTCTATGTATAACAAAGCTTGACTCGTCAAAATAGTGCGCATATAATGTAATCACTCGCTCCCGTAACGCTATGCGAGCGCCTAGTAGGTTTTTGTTATTGAGTGCGTGCTAGGCACATTATTAATAAACAGAGGATATGTCATGGATGACGTTAATTCTGTATCAGCTAGCGCTGTTACACCTAAAGCTAAGAAACTGTCTAAAAACCAATCACACCCTTCTCACGCTGAAATAGTGCGGCGCGTTCAAGAGAATCACGCTCGAACACGTGGCGCTGTGCGTAACAAACAGAATAAACCATTCTACACTGATCACGGCAGTTAGATCATGCCTACAAAATTCGATAGATGTAATCATTTAGTGTTAAAAGCGCTGGAAACTCCCTTTGTGACGCAAGAGATGGCGGCTCACTATGCAGGTGTAAACAAACGTACATTGCAGACCTGGATAGCTCAGGGTGAGGCGGATTCTTTCAATAATATTGACTCAGACAAAGCCATTTTTTACCACTCCCTAAAAAAGGCACAGATTATCCCGGCAATTGATGCAGTCTCAGGCATCAAAATGGCAGGTGATGAAGGGCAGTGGCAGGCGCTGGCGTGGCTACTTGAGAGATTGTGGCCGAAAATGTTTGGTCGCAATGCTCTAGAGTTGCAAAAAATGGATGAGATGGACGTTAAAATTGCTGGTCTTCAGAACGCAATTAAATTGAAAATGAATCCACAACAGGCACAAATGACGCAGGATACAAATGATGTGAGTGACGAAGACTAATGTTTGGCGAGGAATTTCACGGCGACGAGGACATTAGCGACACACAACCGATGTTGCTAGAGGACGCAATGATTGAAATGATCGGGTGGAACGCAGAACAAGCGAGATTGCAGGCAATATCTAACGCTAAAAACCGGGGTGGGAGAAGTCGGTATCTTGCTAAACATAGTATTACTACCGGCAAGGACATTATGGCTAAAATTAACGAGAAGGACACAAAAAATGAAATTTGATGAAATTAAAGATCACCTTAAGTCTATTAAATGCCCAGACATATTAACGACTGATGACGAAATATTAACAGAGCATTTTTTTGAGAAAACTCAAAAAATACTAGGTTTACAATTATATAAAGAAGGCTTTGAGATTGACGACATTTTCGAGTCGGTAGGCAGCAGACCTCATAAAAAACATTATGATTTGTTTATGGATTTGCTAGATCTATTTATTTATATTAAAGAGTGCCGTGATGTAGCTATCAGAATGCTAGACGATTTAGATAAGCATTTTATTTTTTATGAGCTTAACAATAAAATGGAATTTTTTTGCAACTCAATGCTCGGCGTTACAAAAAATAAAGACGAAGTTTTGGAGTTTTTAAAAGATAAGCTTTGCGCTGAGAGTGAAGACAATGAAAATCAAAAGGTTCGCGTCTTTGGTAAAATGATTGGTGTTTTTAGCGGTGAGACTGTTGACTCAATGCAGCGCGCGCACAGAGATAGTGCGTCTAGTATAGATGCAATGAAAAAATCAACATATAAGGCATTCAAGGAGTTTGACTTGTCTCTTGTCTCATGTAGAAGATTCATGAAAAAACACGGACTAGAAAAGTCAAAATTTATGCGCATCTATGATTTATATGAGGGAATTAAGGACTCTGTAAAAGAAAACCCCGAAAGTTTTGTTTTGAGCGGAATGCTGATTTATGATTTAAAAAAGGATGGGTATATATTATGAGATTTAAATTTTTAAAAAGTGCATGTTTAGAAGCTGGGTCGTCAGATAAAAGCTTGGATAGACATTTGATAGAGAGCCATTTTGCAGAGCTTTTTTTAGCTGAAAATGGCTTTAGTGGGTTTGGTGGGCTTCATTGTATTAGTGATATAGATGATCTTGGAGATCATTTTGACGATATGATTTTAGAGTCTGAAAATGTTTATATGGAATTATGCTCTAAATATCAGGAATTAATTAATGACAAACAAGCTTTCATTATTTCATTGCACGAAATGAACTCGATTTTCTTGCAGGGAGAAAATGGGCGTCAAGAGGATCTTAGGGTCTTGAAACTTCAATTGTTAATGCAGAGCGCAGTTTTCGAGTCTAGAATTGATGATTTGAGAGATATTATTTCAAAATTTAAAAAACCCGTGCAAATCGCTTTTACGGGGATTGTTGATAGCAATGTTGGGTTTTGTGATATGTGCATGTTTGAAGAAGTTGATGGGCGAAAAAATCTTGTTAGTGAGATTGTAATTCCTCCCGAGACTATAAACGATATAGAGCCTATAAACTATAAATGTGATGAAATAGGATGTTGTAAATAATATGAAAACATTACTGAATGAAAACAAACTTAGTGAGTCAAAAATATCAAGCTGGGAGTCTGAGTGTGCGATAATCGGATATATTCTTCTGTACACAGAGGATGCGTGTCAAATATTTGATATGCTTGAAAGCGATGAATTTTATTTCAAGGATAATGCGTTGATTTATTCATCAATAGTTTCTTTGTATGAAAATCACGGAGACATTGGCTCTATTACTGAATTGACAAAATCTTTTACTGATGGCGGCGAAGCTGTTTTTATTAAAAACATTCAAGAATACTCTAGCCTGGGGTGTGAAAAAGAGCATCTTGGGGCATATATATCAATCATAAAAAGACGAAAAATTTTGAGAGATTTGATTGATTCAACAAACGACATTCAAAACAAACTAAATGAAAGAGAGAAAAATCGTTCACATGGCATAGAATTAGATTTGAGTTTTTTTCAGGCGATGGAGCGCTATGAAAAGGGTCGCAGTTTGTCTAGAGAGGGCTGGTTTGATGTGGGCGGTAGCATTATATGTATTGAGAAAGCTTATGAAAGGTCAGACTTAAAACAATTTTCTGTGAACGATGTTAGAGCAAAAGATTGGATGACTGTAGACGTATGAAATTCAAAGAAATAAATAATATTCTTGGTAGAAAAGATCTTCACAATCTAGAAACGGGGACTATGATTTATGTTGAAGATTTTTTGCGAGATGATTTTAGAGTGGAGTTTGTCGGCGATGATTTTAATAATGACAAATGGGTCGTGTTGATGTCATTTTCTGACGCAATTAATGAAATGAAATCTGGTAAAACTATAAAAAGGTTATCTGTAGGAGAGAATGAATATAAAATGTCTGATAGTGATAATCTAGAAAATTGTGTTTATTTTTCATTTAAACAAAAAGATATTTTTATGAATGATTGGATTTCGTACGAATGATAGCAACGTTTGTTTTCTACAATAAAGCGTCACAGGGTCAAGAGTGGCTAGCGTTCAGCAAAGAATTCAAACATTGCAATGTTATTGTGTACGATGGTGAGTTCACTGTGTTAATGGAATTCGTAAAACATGGTGTTATTCCCAGGGTTTACAAGCTGAATAACGTTGACGACATCATCAAAAGATTAAAACGATTGAATACGGTGACTGCTATTGTCTCAACACACGTTACAGAGCGACGCGAGTTTATGTGGTCGCCGCTTTGGATTAAAAGTTGCAACGAATTCAACAGGTATATATCTGCGGTTGACATTGGAATGACGTTTAATCCAAGGCATTTATACAGAAAATTAATTAAATACAGCGGGCACAGTAACTTTACAATTGATTATCATTGGCGGAGGGAATCGCAAGATGGGAATGTTCGGAGGAGATGGTGGAGACAATGGAATGTCCGACCGACTGGATCAACAACAAAGAGATCTAGATAGAAAAACAGAGATTAAACGTAAATCGTTAGAGCGACAGAGAATGAGGATTGTTCAGTCTCAGGGCGGGCAGCTATGGGAAAATCCCGATCAGCCAGCACCTGCTGAGCCGCCTGATTCTGCACCGCCAGGAGTTTAGTACTAAAATTTAATTACGGAGGTTCACGCAAATGGATTTGCAAGAACTCGATGCGCGGTATCAAGACGCGTACAACGCAAAAGGACGTTGGCTCGGATTATATCAAGAGCTGTATCTATACGTTATACCCAACCGGGATGGTTTCAATATCAAATGGGAATACATTGATGGCGGGAAACCCACAACTCGTAGCGTCTGGGATAACACGGCGATGTTGGCAGCGTATGAGCGAGCAAATGATTTACATGCGTTGCTCATGCCGAAAGACAGGGTGTGGGGTAAATCTGTTTTAGATCCGCATCTGTACGAAGAAGCGCAGATTGAACAGTTACAACCGGTTGTCGATGAGATTAATGATCGCATCATGTTTTATTTGAATGCTAGCAATCTGGCTCGCATTGTCAGCTCGTCGAATTTAGATTTGGTTGGTGGCACTGCAGCGCTATGGGTTGAGAGTATAGACGATCAAACGCCATTGTTGTTTAGAGCTATACCGTCAGTTGCGCTATACATTGAGCAATCAACAGATGATTTGGTAAATACATGCTGGTATCAAACAAATTTATATGCACGCAAAATTATCGAGACATTCCCGAAATATAAAGGGCGCTCATTGCAGATGTTGAAAGACAATTTGGATGAAGTGCATCAAGTGATTTACGGTCAGATTAAAATAGGTGAGAAAGGTAAAGAGAAATACTATATCTATGCCGTGCTAGAATCTGACCCGGACAATCTTTTATGGGAAGTGGAGAGATCCTATCCGCAGATCATTGTTTATCGGGATCGTGTCCGACCCGGTGAAGCTGATGGTCGCGGAATTGGGCTTGATCTGCTTCCCACCATTATTGATTTAAACAAGCTTGTGCGTGATGATCGCAAGAATAAGGCGTTCAAAGCTGATCCGCCAATGTTTTATGACAACAATAAGATGTTTAACCCATGGAGCGTAAGGCAATGGTCGGGCGCAATGATTGCTAGACAACCTGGACAACGTAACCCCGTTGAAGCATTACAAATGCCCGTTTATCCAGAGGTCAACGAGAGCATCATGATGTTGCAAGACGTTATCAAAAAAGGTTTTCAAGTTGACCCTCTCGGCGAGATTAACAATCCTGTTAAAACAGCAACCGAGATATCAATACGCGAGAACCGTGCACAGCGGTCTAGCTCAACAGATATATCTAGGCTGATTAATGAATTACCAAAACAGGTTTTCGAGGTATCGGCAAAAATTCTTGCAGAGCGTAGGCTATTAACACGTGATCGTGATATCGGTAGCATCAATATACACAATTTCCGTTTTGATTTTCAATCCCCTTTATATGACATTCAGAAAAAAGAGAACGTCGAGAAGCTGGCGCAGAATCTACAGCTTAAACAACAATTTTTTGGCGAAGGTGCAGCAATGGGCACGCTGAACATTGGCGAGGCTAATGATTATTTGACTGAGAATTTCAACTTGCCGAGCAAATTATTTAAATCAGGCGCAGAGATTGAGAAACTCATGCAGCAAGTAGGTGATCAAGCGAACCAGGAGCAGGCGGCGCAGATGCAACAGGGCGCACCAACGCCAACGACGTCAGGCGCTGATGTTGGATTGCCACAGGGAACACCGGAACAATTTTAATTAATTAAAGGACACAGATGAGCACACTAGAACAATTGCTGACAGCAAAAAACCCCATCACGCAGTTTGATTACAAAACATATCAGATATTTTCATCAGAAGCGGGCGCTAAATATTTACGGGAAATGCTGCACACATATGCAATGGAAGATCCACAGACAATGAGCAGCACGGCGATGGTCTGGCTGGACGGTCGGCGAAGCGTTTGGCGAGATTTGCAAAGCTCAATGGATAAAGTTAAACATTTACTAGACGGAGGACACGTTAATGACAACAGAACAGAGTGAAGTAGTGGAGGCACAAACTGATTCAGTAGCTGCCATTTTAGATGATGCGCCGAAGCTGTATGCGGGGAAATTTAAAAGTGTTGAAGATTTGGAGCATGGGTACAAACAAAATTCCGGATTGTATCAACGAAACAAAGAGCTAGAGGCCGAGTTACAAAAGCTAAGATCAGTACCCGATGATTACAGTGTTCCAAAAGATGTGGCGCTTAGAGATTCCCAGCTCAATGAGTTGAAAATGATTGCTAAACGTGCCGGACTGAGCGAGGAGCAATTTGCAGGCGCAGCGCAGGCATTGAATGATAACGCCTCTCAACAAATGGCGGACTTTTCAGAGAGAAAGGAAAGCTTAGGGGAAGAGAAGCTAAACTTGTTAAAGGGTTTTGTGGAAAAAAATTTTAATGGTTTTGACGACAATTTTAGAGAAACGGTTTTTAATCAAATAATAAGGGATGATAAAAATATGAGTGACGCAATGCAACAACGAGAACAGCAATTAAATTCACAGGTGCCAGGTATGTCTGGGACGGCTGGAGTGCCTAGCAAATCCGATCAGGTCAGTGACGCGAATCGAGAGTGTGAGGATTTGGGCAGGTTGGCTAGGGAGCGTCCAAATGATATGCGTGCACGTGAAAAGTTTATTGCTAAATGTAAAGAAGTTGGACACTATAAACAAGAGCTTCAAAAAAGATAGACAATAACACCTCAGAGAGCTATTATATCCGCGCGGCTCTGGTTTTTCCGATCGTGCCGCATTTTGGGGTCATGCCATATATATGACCCTTTTTTTTGCAGAGTATAATCATGCGAGGATAGTATAGTGATAGAATGGTTTGATATCAAAAAATCCACTCCTCCTGATTGCCCAGTTTATGTTGTGGGTGCGATAGGGAAAATGTATCTTGTATATTTCATTGATTTGAAATATGGAAAAAAATTTTATAACGTTGGTGTATTAGAGTGGGTTTACGGTGAGAAACGATTCAGGAATGATCCCAAGAAATCAATAATAACTCACTGGTCACCGGTAAATTTTCCCGGAAGGATTGAGTTTTATATTTATGATGAGTTGCAGTATGAAAGATGCAAAGATCCCGGCAAAGATCCCGGCAAAGATCCCGGCTAAGATCCTGGGAAGTACAAAATTCTAGCACTTGCTCTATTATAAATTCTATAATACCATTTTTATATTGTTCTCATTGAGCGACATTTTGTGTCTAACCTCGATTTGAATGACCGCAACTTTAGCAGCCCGATGATTCGACAACCTGTCTGATAGTTAAAAAGAAAACTTTTTTTAATTTGAAAATGACAAGGATGTTATTATGGCTGATCAAATCGATCTAGCGGCCGCCAGTCAATTATTTGACACGATGGTAACGCTACAATATCAAAATGACCAAAGATTCAACGGGACTGTTACCGCGAGACACGGGGTAAGCGGCACGACTCTAAACGTACCGGTTTCTGACCGTCTCGAAATGTCGGAAGGCAATTTCGCTCCAACGAATATTCCAGTGACAGCAGTTGATGAAACCAACGTGCCGGTTGTTACCAAAGATTACAGGTTAAAAACTGTTATCGGCGGTGGCCAACGTACATTGTTCAACTACGATAAAATCACAGATCATGCCAAGCAGCACGCTGGCGCGTCTGGACGTATGGACGATTTCGTCCGGATTAATGCAATTTTCTCTAATCCAGGTTTTGGCTCTATTGAAACCGTGCCTATCACAACTGGTGTTAACACAGGTTTAAACCAAGGCAAAATGTCTGAAGGTTTATCATATCTAGAAAGCCAGGGCGTTGACTGTCAAGGCTACAATATTTCATTGTGGGCGCCAGCTCTCTTGAAAAAATCATTGCAAAATGATGACCGAGTTGTGAATTTCTTCTATAACGATGCTAAACCATTAACTAACAACCGCATTGCTGATTATCTTGGTGTTGATTGCCGATTTGTCGGTGAGAACGGTGTTAACAGGATTCCGAGCACGGGTGTTGGCCCAGCGGTATATCTAGTTCCGATGGTTCACAGAGACGCTATTGTGCAGAGCTATAATAGAGATGTTTCAACCTCTATCACATGGGTTCCTCAAGAGGATCGCTGGGAATTGTTGACTACGTTCACTACTGGCGCAGAGATCATTCAGTTAAACGGTGTCGTGCTGTTGACTGCTAACGATCCATTCGCTCAAAACCCATAATCAATATTTAGGAGAATAAACTAATGAGTAATTTCGATACGTTGACACCGCACGTTGCGGGTAGAGCTGGATTAGCGCCGGTGGGTTTTGATGCCTGCACCGAGGATGATTTGGCGACCATTACGACTGCTGGTTATTTAGATGACCTCGCGGTACAGGGAAATATTAAAGTTAAACATAATGACTATTTTTATATTAACTATTTAGCGACTGGATTGCTTCCATCTACTCTAGCAGTTTTTAGAGTAAGCGAAGTCGGCGGTGTGTTTAGTTTGGTAGCATTTCCGTAATATTGCGAAAAAGGGTAGGGGTAAATTGCCTCTACTCTTAATCCAGGGAGGGATTTATGGCATTACCCATATCACGCTTGGATATTGTAAACCAGGCGCTCACAGAGCTTGGTAGGCTACCGGTTACTAACATTAACGATTCAGAGGATGCAACGTTATTAGATGTTAAGCTTAACTTATTATTGCCAGTCTTGTTACAGGAAACTGTCTGGAATTTCGCGATCCTTTATCGCGAGGATAGTACACCCCTTACTACGCCCCTTACGCCTGATTTTTCCTACACATATCAGCTTCCAGCAGACTACGGTAGGATGTTTCAATTTGGTAATATCAATAATAATCTTAATACACCTTATCTCATATCAAACAACCTTATCTCAACGAACGAGAAACCAATATCATATTACTACATCATTGATGATGTGAATGTTGATGCTATTTCTACGATGTTTTTCCGTGCTATTGTGTTGTTTATTGCGAGCGATGCGTGTCTTGTATTAACAGAAAACGAAAAGCTTACTCAGTATCTAAAGGCGAAATACGAAGAGGAGAAGGGTAAGGCGGTTAACTTGAATGATATGGAGCGCTATATCACGACCAAACCCAATAACGACTACGATCGAAATATTTTTGTTTAACGATGGAGTTGTAGCATGGGTACAAGAACAGTCAGGCAAACAATGTTTACGATGGGTCAAGTCGATCCAGTTAATTACAAACGCACAGATTTTAGAGACTATTTAAAAGCAGCGCAAAAGCTTTTGAATGCCGAGGTGGGAACGACAGGGCTAGCAAAGAAACGCAAAGGTTCAAAATTTCTGATTGACGTGACGGCCTACGCACAGCCCAATTCGAATATATATGAATTTACAGACAAGAATGGTCGGTATTATCTTGTTCTGTCTGCCGATCTTGCTATGCATGTGTTTACGATTGTTGGTGATTTACTGACGTTTCATCAAACTATTGTAACGCCGTACGCTAGCGCGGATCTGGATGATTTAGATTACTCAGAGGACAACGATGCATTGGTGTTTGCGCACCCTGATTTTATCCCGTCTCGTCTTTTTATTAGTGATTACGTCCCGGCTACACCGACGTTTGAGTTTGAGGCATTAAATATTTTCCCGTTTCCAGCATTTGATTTTGGTAAAGTAGAATATAAATCATTAACTGTGGACATGGCAGGCGCCAACGTCACAAATACTTTCACTATCACAGCGCCCAGTGATCCAGGGTTTACGACCGATTGGATAGGTGGACAAATTATCGGTGGTGGTGATAGCGTTGAAGACCCGCTGGGTTACGGCATTATTAGCGATGTTGTGCCATGGGATGGCGCGGTCGTGGTGTTTACCCTTGACGTTAAAGTGCCATTCAAGATTCCAGGATCTACAAAAGGCTCTGAATATTCTGTTCGGCAACCATCATGGTCTGATGTCCTTGGTTATCCAAAAAAAATTGCTTTCTATCAGAATCGACTGTGGTTCACTAACACACTGGAGTTGCCAGGCACGTTGTTTGCCTCACAGATTAACGAGCCGGTTAATTTTGACGTGGGCGTTGGTGATGATACGGACGCTATTATATATACCATCGGACAGAGCCAGACCGGCGGCATTGTCTGGGTTAATCCGGGTAAACAGCTAGAGATATACACAGAAAATTTTGAGTTTGTTGCGCCTCAGGACGTTAACACGGCGTTAACCCCGGGCACGTTCAGTATACGGCAGCAATCAGCGTACGGCGCATCATCATGTTTTAAACCGCTGAACTATTTAAACGATTCGTATTTCGTGACGAAGACAGGTAAAGCGCTTATTAATTATCGTTTTGATGGCATAGGGCAGACGTACACGTCAACGAATGTATCGGCAGCTACAAGCAGTTTAATTAAAAACCCATTCAATAGGGCGTTGCTACGGGGCACGGATACGTCACAAGACAATTTTGTTTATCTGTTGAATGAAGATGATACCGTTACGACGTTTCAATTTGCCATGCAGGCAGGACTTGCGGCATTAACACCGGCCGATTTTGAGCGTGACGCTGATGGTAATGTCACGGTTGAGGTCGTCGATATATTCACGATCAATAACGAGATTTATTTTTTAAAATGTTACCTGCTAACCGGAATATACGCGATTGAAAAATTCGTGGAAGATTTTAAAATTGACAGCTACATAGAGCGCACGATGGACACGGACGGACTAGTCACCGGGCTAGAACAGTTTGAGGGCTATGTTGTCGAGGTGTTTTTTGAAAACCAGGACTACGGGCAATATGAGGTTGTTGGTGGCGAGGTGACGGCTGACAATCCCAACGAAGATAGTGGGGATGTTCAAGTAGGATTTTTGTACCCGTTTGAAATCGAAACGATGTTTATATTCGCGGGCGCTGAGCGTTCAAACTGGACAAAGCATATCACTGAAATTAATGTTGACTATTTCGAGAGTTTGAATTTTTTCATTAATGGAAAGCTCGTTGCATACCAACAATATGACTTGATCCAAGAAGAAGCACCGCTAACCCCTCAGACAGATACCGCTATAATTTACCCCGCCAGGGGCTGGAATAGATTTTCCACGGTCAAAATCACACAGAATTCACCATTTGACTGCCAGATCCTCGGAATTTCATACAATATCACTGCCGATATTGTCTCCTAGCGCGTTATAGCGTAATATTGTGAGACAAAACTATTTTAAACAAGGATGTTGGAATGGGAACTTTCGCTATGGTGGCGGGCGCGATTAGCGCTACGTCGTCAGTCCTAAAGATGAGCGCTCAAATGCAGGCTGCCGAGCAGCAGCAAAACGCGCTAGAGATGCAACAGAAACAACGAGACTTGCGCTATTCACAAGAGCGGCTCAACGTTTACGATCAAGTTGGAAAAACACTTAAACACCAAACGGCTCAAGCAACCGTCAAAGGGCTGGCGGCATCATCACCGAGCTTTAATGCTATCCAGCGCCAGACGATGAATATTGGCTCTACTAAGTTTCAGAACCTGGAAACTGAAAAAGAGATGAGCGAGTACAACACTAAGATGGAGCAAGAGAATGTTAAAAACACCCTCTGGGCGCAGATGTTCGGGGACGTTGGCGGCATGGTTTCATCATTTTCACAGCTAAAGGGCTTCACGGAGAATAAACCGTAATGGCATTTACACAATTACAGCAGACACAATCCGTTATTCGTGAGCAGCAAGTTGCAAGCAAGGCTAGGGGTTCTGAGGCCATGGCTCAGGCGTTCGGGCAAGTCGCGCAAATGGCGATGAAAACGAGTTTTAGCTTAGCGAAAGAGCACAGCCAAGCGATGTTTATGCACGCAGCAGCCCAAGCAAGCGACATACAGGCGCAAGCTCAAATTGATTTAATAAAAAATCCGGGGCAAGCGGATACTATCCAAAAAAATGCCGAAGCATCTATAAAACAGGCCGCTCAATCTCCTATGAACTCAGGCGATAGGGCGAAGTTTAATTATTTTGTTAGTCAAAAGCAAAATGCTATCAAACTGCAAGCAGCAAGAACAGATGCCCACCAGTCCTTGCTTCATAATCAGGCCAACTATACACAATCAGTAAAAACATTACTATCCCAATATTCTGATGCAATGCACTCACAGGATTTTAAATCTGCTGATATATTGCGTAACAACATTTTAGAAAATGGGCGAAACGCTATTATGTCTGGCGCTACAAGCCCGAGAGCGTTTGAAAATGTTATTGCGGGCATGGATAAGTTATCTTCAGGCGCTCAAGATGTTATGAGTCATCTGGAGAGCGGAGAAGCAACAGCGGCTCAGGCTAACGCAGTTATAAGCAATCCATTAGCTCCTAGCAATGAAGAAGCGAGCAAAATGATAGCCGATTCCGGCACGACTGTTTTACACAATCACCACGTGGATTCTATGGCTAGTGCCGACTTAGATCAGGCAATTTATGCTAACAATCTGCATGATACTAGGGTTTTTTCAACACTACTAGGCCAGAGTCCAGAGAAAAGGCAAGCCTCATATGAAAAAATAAACGGTTCGAGAATGGCTTACGGGGTTATTAATTCGAACGCGCCTTTTACACATATACAACAGAGAATGGTAGAGCTGAATTCAAACAGCAATACAACCATGCAGGAAAAAGCAGAGCTTCACGTTTTTAATAATTACATAAAAGATCTTAAAGTAAATTACTGGCGAACAATGTCAAACACATCCATGGGGTTTAACGCAACCAACCAGTGGATACAAGATTCAGCGGCTGCAACTTCAGGGTCGTCTTCCCAAGAAGAACTTCAAAACAGACTTCAGGCAGCCGATCAAAAGTATATGGATTCTGGTATAGCGATGGGAGAAGCTCAGCACATGAGCACGGATCTTATTAATCCAGTCATTGACAGTATTGTTAGCGCGGCTCAGACAAGTTTTTTATCGGGTGGCGATCCTTCGATGCTTATAGATAAAATGAATTATGTGAAACAAAACCAACGACCTTACTTAGCTAAGCAGCTGGCAAACCCAACACAGGCGGCTATTGGTCGCGTTGTCGCTAATGGACTAGGAAAAGATCAACGAACAGACTTTCAACGGGACATGATCCTAGCAAGCCAAGCTGGTGTCGATTTTTCTGCATTAAATATAAAAGAGGATGGCACGACAAAACTCAATGACTCAACATTAAGAACCTATATTCACTCAGCCATACCCGACGCATTATCAAACCTTAGGTCTCAAAAAAATGGCGTTGATCTACAGGGTGGACTAATGAAAGCTGGGGTAAATTACGTTAAGTATAGAGCGCTGAAAGATGGCGACCTTACCCTTAAAAACATAGATCAGTACACAAAAGACTTCGAAAATGAAATGAAAAAATCATATGATTTGGCGACGGGGTATAACTATAGTTTCAATAGAAGTCAGGTGCCTTTATCAGATGGGGAGTATGAAACATTGGCTAATGGCGCTATAAATGACGCCATTAAAGACGTTAGGCATCACAATCCAAAGTGGACTGATAGCGATCAGCTTAATTATGTTGGAAACACGACATTCACCGCATCATTCTCACCAGAAAACAAAATAGTAGTGTCTGATCAGGCGCATAATATCATTTTTTCTACGCCGTACACTGATTCGTACTTGAATCATGCAAAATCAAACCACGAAATATTGAAAAAAAGATTTGAAAAGTCCGTGGGAGAGACCGCGTTTTCAGGATTTGCATTGGGGTATTAATTGTGTTCAATGAAGCAAATGAAAATACCAAACTGATAAGTGGAGATGTTTCACCACTAGACATCCATGCTAGTGTCCAGGATGGTAAGCTTAAGGCTCCAGGCATATTTCAATCAGCATTCACCGGTTTTACAGAAGGATTGAATACGCCGCAAAAGTTTGCGTTTGATTTAGAAAGCTCCATGCTTAAAGTGAAGCGACATAACCCCTATAGGGATGGTATGGAATATCTTAATAATGCCATGAAATCTCCTGAGGTTGGATGGCCTCAAGAAACGGCAAACTTTGTTGGCAATATTTTTGGCTTTGCCGCAAACCCAATCAATCTTCTTGTTGGAGCTGGTGCGGGAGCGGCGGCAGATGTTGGAATTTCAGCCATATCATCCGTTCTTCCTGAATCAATTTCTGCTTTTGGTCAAACGTCCGCAGCAACCTTGCTTGGCGAAGAGGCCGCAAAAAGACTTCCTGAGTTTATACCAAAAACAATTGGCGGCATTGGGGCTTCACTTTCTAAAAGCTTGGCTATATCATCGGCTGAGATGCTTCCTCAGGCATTCAATGAAAACTTTAACGAAAAAACAGGCAAGTTTAATATTATTGGTGGAGCTGAGCAGACGTTAAAATATGGCGCGCTCGGTCTTGGTCTTCATACGATAGGCATGACGGTCGGCGCTATATACGGCGAAATTGGAGCTGTGCGGTCATTAAGAAAAATTCCTAAGCTTGGGGATGGGTCGAAAGAAAACCTTGGGGAGATAGATAAAGCGTTCCAGGAAGGAAAGATAAACGAAGATGAATACAGCTGGGCGTATACCTATTTAACAGATCCTGACAATCTGCATAAACAGAATGAGCTGGCCGCAAAAATATTACGATCAAAGAAATACAATGTAGACTCTGTCACAAATAAAGTCTTTATGAACATAGCAAAAAAAGACTCTATTGATAATATACATTCGTCAATTCTGGATCAGCTTGCGTCAAATGCTACGGGTGATTTAAAAACAGCAATGTCTGACTATAATTTTTTAAACATTCTTGACGAAATGAAAGAGGACAGCGGGCATATGGTCGATGGCCTTATGGGTCATGTTTCTTATATGAATGACAGGCTAAGCCTTAAATCAGAAAACCTTGATAGGTTTAAAAAGGCTAGGGCAGCGGGAGGTGACGAAGGTGCTTATAAGCACATAACAAATGATCATCCTGCATCACAGAAAAGTTTGTTTAAAGAATTAAGAAAAGGAAGAGAGGACGCTAAGTTGTTCTCTGGCGCGTTGCCGGACTTGGTAAAAGAAAGATTGAGGCAAGAAAGAAAGGTTAAAAACCTTATTTCATCTCACAGGCTAACAAGAAACAAGATCAAGCGTGGCGACCCTGTTAGCGAAAAGATGTTAGAAAAAATACAGAGCATTGACGGAAAGATTGAAGAGATAAAATCTAACTATGCTAAGCTAATGAACCCGTCAAAAGAGTTAGACTTCTTAGAAGAAAGGCTTTTAGGAAAGGAGGAGCTGCCAAACAATCTTAAG